TAACCTCTTAGATATTCATAAGAGATACTCAACCTTTTATTCTTGTTGTATTTATTTTCATCTGTCAAATCGATAAGAGAATTCAAAATCTTAATTCTACCCAACGGAGGCAGATAATGTAGGTTTATACCTAGAAACCCATTCAGATACATTTCAACGGGCATAGTTAAAGGGAACATATCATAAAAAGGTAACTTGTCTTTATATTTTGGGTCATACATATAAAGGAACATGCCTCCGATAAAAGGCATAGAGGACTTTTTGAAGATTTTATTGGGATCGCCTTTTGTTTTATTGGCCTTCAAATCTTCAACAGAAGCCGAAAACCAATCTTGAGCCGTTGTTGATTTATCAGCTATCGCCCTAGAGCTGGCTTTGATAAGACTATTAAAAGTGTTTGGCATTAAAACATAAGTCCTAGTTCTTTTTCTGTGATGATAACAAATTCATAACCACGATCTTTACAGAATTCTCTTGCAGCTTTCCACTTAGCAGAATTTACACCCCAAGTCATAACCTCGTTCAAATACTTTCTAGACTTTTTTTTGGCCTCGGTAATTGTCGGCGGTAAAGTCTGAGCATAAGGTTTGATTTCAACCACTATGGTTTTAGAGCCTTCTTTAGTTTTTCTCCTTACCACAAAATCAGGGTAATATCTATGAATCCGATTGTCCACCGGAGACCTGTAAGGAATTATAGTTTCCTCGCTTTGCCACCATACGACATCTGGGTCTTTGTCTAATCTTGCCATATAGACAAATTCCCATCTACTTCTATAGACAATATTTGAAGTATCACCTTTGTATTTATTGGGGTTTAGTGGTTTAAAATAACCTTTAGTTGTCGCCATCTTGTTTCAGTTTAATAAATAAGGTAAAGTAATATTTATTACAAGATTAAGGGATACTATGGCTCTTACACAGAACTTTCCGCAACCGCCCGGAAGATTTAACAGACAATCAAAAACTTTCCCTGAGGACTTGATTCAGTCTAATAGAGGGTTTTATACTAACATCAGCTTGGTGAATTATGAATACAGTTTGGTGTCAAGCGGTTTAGGAGCTATATCATATGGTGGTGGGTTCAAGCTGCCAATTCCAAGAAGATTAAACGATAATGAAGTTATCTTGTGGGAAGAGTGGAGTGCCACTAATGAAGTTGGCGGAATGGCTTCACAAGCTGCCGCACAATACTTAGGTAATTTTGGTAGCGCCTTGCTTTCAGGTTTGAGCCTAGGAATGAAAGGCGGAGAAATAGCATCAGGTAGTGTTGTCAATCCTTTCATGTTTATGATGTTCAAAAGACCCGGATTTAAAGAATTTACATTAAGTTGGACTTTGGCTCCAAACACAGAAAGCGAATCAGAGACTTTATTGAGTATAATAAAAGAATGCAAGGCAGCTGCATTACCTAGTACCACTGGAATTTGGGGGCTACAGAAATACCCTAAGATTGCTTTGGTATCATTTAAGCCAGAGAAATATCTATTCAAACTGAAGCCATGCGCCATCATATCAGTTCAAGTTGATTATAATGGATCAGGAACTCCATCTTTCTTTAGAAGTGGAGCACCAACAGTAATCAACCTTACATTGCAGTTGAAAGAAATTCAGCTCTGGACTTCAGAAGAAATAACATAAAGAGTAAGACATGCCACAAAGATATTTCGACAAATTCCCTGTTATAACCTATGCTAATAATCAAGCCATAGATATTACTAGGCGTGTTACTGTTTTAGACAAAATCGAAACAATTCCATTTGTTTATTATCCTTATGAAATTACCGACAATGAAAGAGCCGATCAGCTAAGTGCTAGATATTATGATGATCAATATAAAAGTTGGATCCTTTATATTGTAAACAAAATCGTTGACCCATATTATGAGTGGTATTTACACGAAAGAGAAATGGTCGATTTCTTAGACAAGAAATATGGTTCTTATTATAACGCTCAATCTAAAATTAAACATTATGTTAATAATTGGGTAGACGGAGATCAGCTGACAATTGGTGGATATAATGCATTGACTCCTGGCATGCAAAGATATTGGGAGCCTGTATTTGGTTCTAACGGAAGAACCATGTCATACAAGAGAAAACAGATTGATTGGAAAACTAATACCAACAAAATTGTTCAGTATACCGTCAGTAATACTTCTTTCATAAAAGATGAAATTTGTTATATAAATTTCAGTAACGAGAATTATGGAAGAGGACAGGTGTTGTCAGTTTCTAATAATAAAGTTTCTGTTTGTCATGTTAGCGGTATATTTGTTGATAACGATGATGTTTCCATAACTTCTAACAGTTATATTTATGGCTCTGAGAGTTCAGTAAATACTGTGTTTACATCTTCAAATGTAGTTTCTTCCAATATACCGGCAGAAGAAGAGGCGTATTGGAAAGCTGTTACTTACTTAGAATTTGAAGAAGATAAAAACGAATTTAATAAAACTATTAGAGTTCTTGATAACAGATTGAAGCAAGTAGCGGTTGATAACCTAACAGATTTATTGAAGGAATAAAATGGCTGCAGGTGATATCAAAATATCCAACGTAAAAGTTGGTAATATGGAGCTAACCAAGGACAAGAAAGTTTCATTGGTTGGTTTCAACGTATATGAAGATATATTGAATCCTTACGGACCAGTTGGTGAAGTAAGAGTTATGGATGCTTCCGACGCATTAGGTCAAAACAGAATTAATGGTTCATACGATCAAGATGTCGAGATAAGATTTTCTGGAGATGATAACATTTTTAGTTCTGGCGGCGGCGGTAACTTCAAATTTAAAATGTTCCAGAATAAAAATCTAAATGATGAATCTTTAAACAACACTGGGTCTGGTCACAATAAACAATACGACATAAGATGTGTTTCTCCTGAATTTCTAAACGCTCAGGGTAATCATATCGAAAAGAGCTTTAAAGGTAAAACCAGTGAAGTAGTTGAGCATATACTCAAAGAAGGGTTTAAAACTAAAAGAAAAATAGATAAAGCTGACACCAAAGGAAATCGTAGAATCGTAATTCCTAAAATGCATCCTTTAGACGCTATAAAGAAAATGAATACAGAACATGTTTCTGAGAAATATGAATCTTCTACGTTTGCTTTATTCCAACAAGGGGACAGCGGGGGCGAACACAAATATGTGTTTAAGACTTTTGAAGAATTGTTTGAACAGTCACCTGTAGTTAAATTAAGACAAACTACAAATTTAAGTTTTTCTAAAGCAAATCAGCAAGACAGACAAAATTCTATCATGTGGTTTAAACCCTCTAAGAATTTTGATGCTGGTCCTAGAGCCTTAGATAAGACTGAAGAATACGCTATAGATTTAACAAGTCATAAGGTTATTGCTACAAACACTCAAAAGCAGAACAAATTCAAATTTGCTGATAGTCAGGGCGTATACGATCAGTCGCCTTCATATGCTAAGTCTTTGCCTGTTAGATACATACATGATAAGGCAAACAATAAAGATAAGCATACAACTTCTGAGGCAAAAACAAAAAGGTCAGCATTTCTGGCCCACTTGGCACAGAACTCAGCTGAATTAGAAGTTTACTACAACCCTAAAATCACTTTAGGTTCTATGATTGAATTGGATATTCCTAAGAAAGCTAATAGTGATTGGGAAGAAGGCGAGTCGCAATTCAATGGTAAGTGTTTGGTTGTTGCTATAAGAACAAAGTATAGAGTTGCAGCCGAGCCGCCAAATTGCACAATGATATTAAGAGTTGTTAAGGCATCGTTCAAACGTGGCGGTGGAGGTCAAGGATAATGTTTTATATTGCTGAAGTTAGAAATTTTGAAGAAGATCCGACTAGATCTGGACGTGTTAAGGTTAGAATATATAACGAACATAACGATGAACAATCAATTAAAGACGAAGAACTTCCATGGGCTATGGTTGTTCAACCAGTAACATCGGCTGCAACATCAAGAATTGGTGTTTCGCCTTCTGGTCTTAAAGTTGGTTCTAGAGTGTTGGTTACATATTTACCTCATGATACTGCTATGCAATATCCTATTGTTCTTGGGTCATTAGCACGTGGTGATATGCCAGAAGGTCATGATGATAGTAATGGCGGTGTTGGTCAACAAAGTCAAGAAGCCCAAAGAAATTCCGGTGGTAAAATTAGAAAACCTGGTATTGATAATCCTGCATGGACAAGGAAAAGTAATTAATGGCAGAAAAGGCTTTTGAAAATAACAATAAAACGGTCAGTCCTAATCATCAAACATTAGGCGGTCAAAAACCAAAGATTAATGCTGAGGTGAAATATGCAGATTCACCGGCAGTAAAACCAGACGAATCAAAAAGTTTATCAGACGCTAGAGATAAGTTTGCACCTAATGCAGACAAGCCAACTTCTGCAGCTGCTGAAAAAGGTCAAACTGACTTACCGCAATTAATGAAACAAATTGATCCTCAAGGTAAGGCTCAAGTTCTACCGCAAATGTATCCTCAGTTGATGCAGATGACTAATATCCTTGGTATGGGCAGTGGAATGATGGGTGGTATGGGTTCTGGCGGTTCAGGTCAAAACACACCACAAGGTATTCTTGATAGCACCGATCCAGTGCCTGCAGGTATTATAACTGTAATAAATGATTCGTTTACTGGCGCTTTGGCTTTATTATCATTGAAGTATGGGTTCGAAAGAGTAATAGAAGTTTTCACAACCCTTTTGGACAATGGCGGTATTGATGAAGTCGATGACAGATTTCAAGAAATTGTTAAGAATTCTATAGCCAATCTAATTAAAGTTGCATTATATTATGGACCATTGAATATTCCTGTATCGGTATACGATGAAACAATTTATGGCGATATTGTTCCAAGTCCTTTGATTGCAACAAGCGAAGTTCCTGACGGTTATATTAAACAGTATTATCAAATTGCTCTTGACCCATATCCAGGTTATATAGAATGGTTGTCGCCAGACAAAACCGAAAAAGTTTATACCAGAAGAGAACCTGGAACATTTGTGTATACCACGCCAAACGAAGAAACTTATTCTTTGTCTGAAATTGAAATAGCTACTGATCTGAAGCCATATATTTGGGTTCAGAATCCGCAGCCAATATTAACAATAGAAATATTGAATTATATATTAGCTAAACAAGTAGTAAACGTTGAAGATAATATAACAAACAACAATATGGGCAATAACGCTAATCAAAACAACAGTAGTGGCGGGAGCATGGGAGGACAGTTACAGTCTCTTATGCAAATGCTTACTTCTCAGCAATTACCAAAATCTGTATTGAACCAAGGCGATATACAAAAGACATTGAATCAATATACTAAAGATATGACTTTTAATAATCAGTTGTTTGAAATGGGTAATCAAGCCATGGGTGGTGGCGTCGGCGGCGCTCTAGGTTCATTAGGTAATATGGGTGGCATTTCAAATATCATGAGCGGATTTGGTTCTGGTGGTGGAGGTATTGGAGGAGTGCTTGGTAACATGGGTGGTGGTAATCTACTCGGTAGTTTTGGTGGTTTTGGTGGCGGATCCGGCGGCGGTGGTGGTGGAGCTGGTAGTGGTTTCCCAGGAGCTTCTGGCGGCGGATATTATGCTGGTGGCGATGTAACTGAAACAGGCAAGAAAAATATTTCTCAGATGTTAACATTGTTAGGTGTAAGTTAATGGTAGATCATAACAAAAAAGTTCCAAAATCAGCATTAGATGAGAATGACATTGAACCAAAGTATGGTTACGTTCATGGCGAATGGGACGCTCTTGGAGGACATCATCTAACATACCGCAATCCAGATGAACATGAAAAGTCGTATTCAGAATCATTGACCCCAAGCGGTAGTTATCAAATAACGCACCACGATCAAGATAAAAAAGAAATTCATACTTCAGTAAATCCCGGCGAACATAGAGGTTATGTTGGCGGTGGTAAGTCAGTTCAAGTAGATGGTCATTTTGATCACAATGGCGAAAAGACTGGTAGAATGGAACATGGCGATGACTTTGGTCATGTTGCTGGTAAAAACTATTACAGAGGAACTGGTAAAAAAGAATTTAAGATGTCTGGAGATTCCAGATACAACGGTGTTCAGCAAGGTTCAGCGCCAGTTCATTGTAATGTTGATGCAGGAACCAATCGTCATAGAGTAAAGGGTGATAGATTTAACGCCACTGAAGGCGATTATGTATCTATGGGTGAAAAGAAAAAGATCGAAGTGTTCCAGAAAGACGTTTCGTTGTATGCTGGAGCCAATTACGACAACTATGTTAGCGAAAAAGGTAAAATAGAAACAGGTAGCACTATGATGGTGCAGACTGGTTCAACAGCTACCATTAATTCCGCTTCAGATGCTTTTGTTAAGGCAGCAACTGATATTACAATAGATGCTGGATCTAAGGTAACTATAAAGGTTGGTGGTTCTAGTATTGTTATAGAAAGCGGCACCATAACAATTAAATCTGCATCTATTAAGTTTGAGCAAGGTTAAATAGTATATGCAAGCACATAGACAAGATGACCAAAGATCTTGTGGGGCTACTACAGTGGTTAGTGGTCAGAGTTTTGTCACTATTGATAACAAATTATGGGCAGTAGAAAACGATCAAAACACTCATGGGGCAGGTGGGTTAATCGCCAGTAAATCATATATTACAATTGGCGGTAAAAAAATAATAGTTGTGACTGATAGCGCCAATCCAGATAATTTATGTCCAACGGCTGGAGGAGAACATTGTAATCCAAAGGCTTCATCCGGAAGTAGCTTAGTAGACGTAGGATAAAAATGGCATTAACAAGAGCAGACACCTTTACAGGTTCAAAAAAACAAATTGAATACTTTTCAGATTTTATGACAAGTTTTGCAAAAACACCAGTAGGCAATCAGTTAGCAAGAGTTACTAACGAGCATGCTGTTATGCAATCTCTGAAAAATCTTATACGAACTAATCTAGGCGAAAGACTATTTCAGCCTACGGTTGGCTCTGATGTCATGGCAACTTTGTTCGAACTCAATACCGATGAAGCTAGAGATTCTTTGGAATTGTTTATAAACAACACAGTTGAAAACAATGAACCTAGAGTTAATCTTTTACAAACTATTGTAAATACTGATAACATTAATGAAAACCAAATAGAAATAACATTAATTTATAATCTAATAAATAATCCAACAGAGTTAACTCTTAACTTAGTACTAAAAAGAGTCCGATAAATGGCAAATAGTTCACTTAATCTATCGTCTTTAGACTTCGATACTCTTAAGAGTAATTTTAAAGAATTCCTTAAGACACAATCAGCATTCAAAGATTATAATTTTGACGGCTCAAACATCAACGTTCTACTTGATGTTATGTCATATAATTCATTTTTGAATTCATTCTATTTGAATATGGTTGCATCTGAGATGTTTTTGGACTCCGCTCAGAAAATCGATTCTGTTATTTCACACGCCAAAGAATTGAACTATATTCCAAGAAGCGCACATTGCGCTGTTGCTAATATTACATTCACTGTAGAAACCACTGGTCTAACATCAAACAAATTAACTCTACCAAAAGGCACTAGATTTACTGGTTATAATTCCAATGGATCATATACCTTTGTTACCGATCTTTCACAGACATTTGTTTCTTCGAATAACACATATTTGGTTGATAACATCCAAGTAAACGAAGGAACATATTTCTCAGATTCTTTTGTTGTAGATTATGATATAGAAAATCAAAAATTCACATTATCTAATGAAAATGTTGATACATCAAGTTTAACAGTTTATGTTGCTGAAAATGGTTCTAATACAGAATATACTTACGCTTCTACGCTTTTTGGTTTGAACGACATTTCTACAGTTTACTTTATTCAAGCTGTTGAAGGCGGGAAATATGAAATAAAGTTTGGCGATGGTTTATTTGGTAAGAAACCTATTAATGGTGCTTCTATCAACGTTGATTACATTGTAACAAATGGTTCAGACGGTAATGGCGTAGAAAATTTCGTATTATCTGATAACATTGGACCAGGTAATGGCGGCGAGGCCACTGCTTCAGATATTACAGTTATTACTAGTTCTATACAAGGTGCAAATCAAGAAAGCATTGAGAATATAAGATTTAATGCTCCAAGATATTATGCTACACAACAAAGAGCAGTTTCTGTAGATGACTATTATTCATTAGTACGTGCTGAGTTTGGTGGTGCGGTGGACGACGTTATTATTTACGGCGGTCAAGACTTAGAACCAAAACTATATGGAAGAGTTATTGTATCTATTAAACCAACGGCATCAATAACTGCTTCGTCTTTATTGAAAAATGATATTATCAATTATTTGCAAGATTATATAGCATTACCAAATAGAATTATAGTTACAGATCCTGAATATTTCTATATTGATGTTACTACAACTGTTCAGTTTAATTCTAAACTAACAACAAAATATTCTACTGAAATTAAAAGTATGATTCTAGATGGAATAATAAATTTCAGTAAAGATCATTTGGAAAAATTTGGCAATGATTTTAGATATAGTAGATTCGTTACTCATATTGATTCGTTAGATCAAAGTATAACTAGTAACGATACACGTGTTAAAATCGTTAAAAGATTAACTCCGAAATTACTATTTGCTACTTCTTTTGATATAAGATTTAATAATGGCGCCGAACAAGAAGGATATTATAATGGTGTCGCTTATCCTGACGAAAGAGTTTTGGGAAGCACATCGTTCTCATACGTAGACGAAGATGATAATATCTATCCTAATTGCTATTTGGAAGATGACGCTGTTGGAAATGTTATTGTTTATACTTATTTGAAAGGCGTAAGAACAGTTCTTAAAGCTGATATAGGAACTATCGATTATAACACTGGTATGGTAACAATATCAAATCTTAAGACTGCAGATTATGATGGGTATATAGAATTGTCTTTGACTACTAAGAATAAAGATATTATTGCATCAAAGAATGTTGTGCTTTTGATCGATCCAGTAGATGTTAATATAGAAATTATAGAAACAATAAAGTAAAATGGATTTAACAATAGAAAAAACAATCTCGAATTTTGTTCAAAATCAGTTCCCCCAATTCTACCAAGAAGAGGGTGAAAACTTCATTTTGTTCGTAAAGACTTACTTTGAGTGGATGGAACAAGAAGGCCAGCCAATTAAAGAAGCTAGAGAATTATTTGAATATAGAGATATTGACACCACCATTGAAAGATTTCTGGAGTATTTTCAGAAAAAATATCTTTATGGCATTCCGTTTAATATCATTGCTAATAAAAGATTTCTATTAAAACATATTCTAGATGTTTATCGTTCTAAGGGAACTATACAAGGTTATAAACTATTATTTAAATTGGTTTATAACGAAAACGTAGATATTTACTTACCAGGCCAAGATGTTTTAAGAGTTTCTGACGGTAAATGGGTTGAACCAAAATACCTAGAAATAACTTGGAGTCCTGTATTAGAGGATCTGATTGGTAAAACAATATACGGCATTTCTTCTCATACTACAGCAGTAGTTGAAAGAATTGTAAAAGAACATTTCAACAAAAATGAAATATATGTTATGTATATTAACCATGTTGCTCCAAAAGGCGGAGACTTCATCGTTGCTGAAAAAATAGTTGATGAGAGATATAAAACAGATTCTAATTTGATTGGTCTATCCCCAACAATTCTAGGCTCTCTTGATAGATTAGATGTTTTCAACAGTGGAAATTCATTTAACGTTGGTGACATTTTAAAAATAGCATATAAAGATCCAGATACTAATGAAGTTGATTCGTTCGGCGATCAAGGATTAATAGTTGTTACATCCTTGTTTCGTGGTTATGGTTCTCTTAACTTTAATATTAAGAACGGTGGGTTTGGCTTTGCTGCTAATGCTGCCATCTTCTTGTATAAAAATATATTAGATCAAACAGGTCAGGGTGCTAGTTTTAATATTAAATTGGCTGACGTAAAGTCTTTGACATATAATACTGATTTATTTTTAGATTATCAAGACCTTCAATTAAACGAAATTTATGGGTTCTACAAATACCCAAACGCTAATGCTTCTTCCACCTTAGATGAGTGTTTTAGTTATGAAACTAATAGTTTCGGAAGAATTGCAGCCCTTACAAACGTTTTGGCTGGTAACGGATATATTGCGCCCGCAAACGTATTCGTTAGATCAACTTTTATGTCTAAAAATATTCCAGGTAAATTGACTTGGTATAATAGCAACGATTTTGTTAATGCGTATTCCAGTCAAGTATATGTCAATACTTCTTATATTTCTAGTAATGTAATTCTTATACCTAATGCTTTAAAACATTATGACGCTAATGCTTATGTTGATTATATTGTTCCAGCAGGTAATACAGCAATAACCGGATTGACAGCAAATACTAGATATTATGTAAAAACAACTAACTCAATTGGTATTACATTGAGCGCAACACAGGGCGGCGCTGAATTAAGTATTACTACTGCTGTTGCTGCTAATACTACAGAAAGACATTCGTTTATAACAAAGGCTTTAACAAGAAGTTTTTATGCAAATACTACTTCAGTAAATAATTCAGCCTATTCTATTCTGTTAACAAATGCCAATACATATTTTTACCCAGACGATTACGTTTATTACCTAGTTCCTAGCGGAAATACAGGTATAATTGGTCTCACACCAAATTCTTTTTATTACGTTGAAAGTTCTAATTCTACTGCAATAACATTAAGCGATACATTTACTGGTAACTCAGATCCTATTGAAATATCAACTAGTGTTATATTAGCTGGTGAAACTCATTACTTATTAAACGATACTTTACGTAACACTTATCCATACGTTAATGGATTTATAACATCAGTTTATGCTAATACTACATCGATTAATAATACTAGTTATGCGTTCAAAATAGCAAATGCTGATTTGTATTTTGCAGTCAACGATAGAGTATATTACGACGTTCCGGCTGGTAATACAGCCATAGCTAATCTATCAGCAAATTCTGTGCTTTATATTAAGACTACCAATTCATCAGCTATTACTTTAAGTAATTCAGCTGGTGGTCCGGTAATTCAAATATATACAGGGTCTTCTGTTGCTGCAGAAAAACATTTTATCAAAACAGCCAAATTCAGTAAATATTTTGCCAACGACGATATTATCTATCTTCAAGCAAATAGCTCAAATGCAAACACTTTAGAGTTGGCTGTTATCAGAAACATAATAAGCGATGTTTCAATACAATTGTATGGTTTCACAAATAATAGTTCTACTTCTAGTTCTTTGTATGGTAGATCTGTTGTTATTATGCCAGCGCAGTTTGACGATTCTGAATATTCTGGTAGAAATAAGACAACTGGTAGTTCTGATATTTTCAGTATTCTATCTTACACATATAGTACTTTAGATTACACTAATCTAGCTAATATTATGAAAAGACTAGATGGCACAATTAATGGCATAAATGATAATATTGAAGCTCTGAACTCTAGTGGTAATAATATCGTAGAAAAAGTTACTGCTATTAATTCCGGAAAGGGTTACGTTGAGGGTGAATCTGTTCATGCTTATCGTTATGGAATTCTACAAGTCCCAACAGTTGTTAAAGCTGGTAGAGGATATGTTAACGGTGATACCATTGTTTTCACTGGAGGCGTTACAGAAAACCCAGCAAGAGGTTCTATTCTAACAAATTCTCAAGGCAATGTTGTTTCAGTTAATACTTCTGAAGGCGCTTGGTATGGCGGCGTTGGTTATAATTCATTACCTGAAATGACAATCAGATCCGTGAACAGCGCAGCAAACGGCGCTATTCTATCTACCAAATATATACCATTCGACACAGCTAATGAAATTAGAGGACTAGTAAGAAAAGGTGGTATTGGTAGAGGTATTGGTTATTGGGCTACAACTGACAGTCTTTTGAATTCTGATAAAGTCATCCAAGATAGCTATTTTTATCAAGATTATTCTTATGAAATAAGAACTGGTTTAAGTTTAGAAACATATAAAGATATTTTCTATTCAACATTCCATACAGCTGGATCTGCTCTATTCGGAAGATATGAGCTTCAGCCGTTTGTTCTACCCAGCGCAATAGAACTGAATTATGACGCTGTTGCAAATACTTCTTGGCCTCTTTATATAACCTGTGATATTTTAGATCACAGGGTCAGCGCTGATGTTTATTACGAGGAACTACCAAACGGCACTACTTTACCAGGTGTAATTTTGACCGTGGACCAATATGTGTTCGCTAACAATTATTTTGGGGCTGATATAAATACAACATATTCAGACAACAGAACAATAACTTCCGATAGAATATCAGAAGATTTACCATCTTAATTTAGTCATAGGGGATTTAAATTGGCAAGACAAGTAGTTAACGTGGGAAGTAGCCCAAATGATGGAACTGGCACTCCACTTAGAGATGCTATGGTTATCATCAATGATAACTTTTTAGAACTTTATACCAATCCGGTTGTTAATACAGCGATCACAGTCGGTAACTCTTCAGTAAATACTGTAGTTAATTCGACCTCTTTGGTATTTGGAAACAATTCCTCTACCATAAGAATCGGAAATACTTCTATAAATGCTGTTGCCAACAGTTCCGGGTTTTTCACAGGCAATGGAACGGTGACAGCAAATTCTATAAGTGTTACATCTAATACAGTAAATATTGGTT